TTGTTAAGTTTCAACCGAAGACCGTGGTAGGAGGCCACAGACATAAGCAGTGGCTATGCCGTCAGACAAGACTCTGGCAGGTTGATAAAACCCGTTGTTTTTATTTAATGAAGGTGTGTGGCAGAAAGTTGATTGTTTTCTGCCACATTCTTCTATGTATAATACATGAAGATTTGTAGTTCATGTAAAGTATATAAACCATTTAATGAATTTTCTATAAGAAAATCTGTTAAAAGTGGATTATATAGTAAATGTAAGAGTTGTCGTCGAATTAAAGCTAAAAAGGATTATCATTTAAATCCAAAGAAAAAATTAGACGAATGTAAACAAAAAGTGGAACATTTACGAAGTGTAATAAATCAAATAAAAGATGAACAGGGATGTAAGGTGTGTGGAGAAAAAGATATTGTATGTTTAGATTTTCATCACTTACAAAAAAATAAAAAAGATTTATCTATATCAAGATTGGTTTGGATTAAAAACGAACACAGAATGATGAATGAAATTAAAAAATGTATAGTGGTATGTTCTAATTGCCACAGAAAAATACATGCTGGAAAGATAAAATATAATGGAGAGTTGCCAGACCGGTAATGGCATAGCTTGGAAAGCTATTGGCTGGGTAAATCCAGAATAAGTTCAATTCTTATACTCTCCGCCAATTTAATATGATTAAGTGGTTGAAATCGTTATTTAAAAAAAATGAACCAGAAGAAGTAGTGGTTCATTTTGAATTGCCTAATGGAAATAAGTTAGAGGTAACAGCAATAAAACCACCATTTGATTATAAAAAACAACTTCTTTGTAAAGATCATCAGAATTATTCAGGAACGACTTCACCAACAAATAATTGTAATGCTTGTTGGGAAATTTATGCTCAAAAATTGAAACATTAATATGCACCAGTCATATTACGATGAAAATTACACATCAACAAATAGAGACAATAAAAAATCTCCAAAGAGATTAATGGGTTGGTGTGATGGATGTGATACTGTTATGGTAAGTGATGGTCAAAAATGTCCTCATTGTGGCCATCGTCAAGGCGATGTAAGAAAAAGATTTAAACGATAAATTGGATAGTAGGTAAATGTTGGCTTTGTTACGATAGTTTCGAAAACTATTCCGGATAAAACCGGTGGGGGTTCGATTCCCTCACTATCCGCCACTTTATTGGTTATGAAACATAAAATAAGAGTATATGAAAATGGAGCAATTCCGCGTTGTTGTGTTTTACATTTTTCGTTTGATGGTAAACAATTAGAGCAATGTTATGAGTGTGATACTTGTGGAGATTATATAAGACCGGAAGAGTTAAATGAAGAATGTTGTGGTAAGTTTTTACATGAGAGATTTCCTAAAAATTAAAATAAGTTGATTATTCTTTATCTTCTGATAGTATTTAAATCGTGTTAGATAATTTTTTTATAAACAATTTCTTGGAAAGATATCCCGATTATAAATTACACCCATGTAATTTCAATCTTAGGCCAGACAAAATTAAGACATTTAGTATGGGATTAACAACCAGTCCTGAAGGATGGTGGGATTGCACGATGTATTGGGCAGATGGTAAAGATTATAAAGATTGGTTGGAAATATGTTGGGAAATAGAAAATACAGAGGATTCAAAAATATATTTTTGGATTAAAATATTATCATATATTGGAACTCATGAAGATGGTCATATAAGACCTTCTCCATTAAAATCTGACGCTTTTCGTGTAGAAATCGTGGATCATTCTATTGAAGGAAGTATGGGTTGGGGTAAAGAATGGAAATCATCTATATTATACTCTATTGATGATGTGTTCAAGTTTATAAAGGAACATCATCTATTATCCGAATTTTTCTTCACTAAAAAAGAAAAAGAAAATCTTAAACTAGATCTTTACGTAGATAGATAAAACAAAAATTATGATTGATAAAATTAATTTAAAAGACGCCGAAATTCAAGAGAATTATCAAGAATTTTTGACTTTCATTGGTGATGTTTTCGCCGGCGAAAGAAAAGAAAAACTTCTAAAAATGTATTCTGATGACGAAGGTTCATTAGGATTACCCGCAGCAACAGCTCCCGCTTCAATGTGTCAACACTTTCATTTGTGCCATCCGGGCGGGTATCTACAGCATATTATGCACGTTGTCAAACTTTCTTTTGCAGGAAAGAAAATGTTTGAAATCGCTGGTGCAAAAGTTGACTTCACAGATGAAGAAATGATCTTCTCATCCATTCACCACGATTTGGGCAAACTTGGTGACCCTGAATTTGGCGAATACTACGCTCCACAAGACCAAGATTGGAAATATAAGAAGGGTGAGTTCTACAAAATGAATGGTAATCTTCCTTACATGGAAGTTACAGACCGTGCTGTATTCCTTCTGCAAAAGTTTGGCATCACTTATGATTGGAAAGAGTATCTTGGTATCAAGTTAGCTGATGGTTTGTTCAATGAGGCTACTGCTAAATATCTTGTGCAATACAATCCAGACCTTTACCTGAGAACAAATCTACCACGCGTCATTCACATGGCTGACTATACAGCATGTCGAGCAGAATACGACCAGTGGTATTACGGTAAGGCCGAAGAGAATTTGTAAAATCGTTGTTGACTTTTTATCATAACTGTGGGATCATCATCACAGTTCGATACATAATTGTATGTCAAATAGAAAAACAAAACGGACAAATCCAGACGAAGTTCCAAATCTGAAAGTGCCCATTGATGTATTAGTGGAACAACAGGACAGACAAGAAACTCAACCAGAACCGTTAGTTTGGGCCCCCGGCGAATCATTACCACGTTATGTGGTTGTTCGTGATGGTCTTAGGGTTTCGGATAAGGATTATCCGAAGGCAGATGAACCAAGGGCGATTGCTGAAAAGGAATTTTGGCAAAAGGTTGTAACCAGATGGCCGGATGGAACGAAAGTGGAAATCGTTCAATACGACAAAAAGAAACATAGGATTTGGTAACTATGAACAATCTTAAAGAAGAACTCCAACCACTAAACGATATTTCTGAGTCGGATATTGTTTCAAGGATGGCTACAGCTAGTGAACTAGCAGACAATCCTGAAATAGTTAAGGAAGTTACCAAATACGGCAAAACGCCTATTGTTTATGCTCCTACAAGAGCAATGTTGAGAAAGCCACAAGACCCCGGCCTTCTAACACTCATTCAGAACGCAACAACGGCACAAGAGGTTAACAACCTTTTGATAAAAGGAAAAGCCGACTATAAAAACGCACAGCCAAAGACTATAAGAAAGTGGGAGGTTGCAACTAACAAGAGAATTACTGAACTTGGCAAGTAAGTAGAAACCTTACACAAGTTTATACACAAGAACGTGGCAGAGAAATCTGCCACGTTTTTTTCTTTTTGTCCAACGTTGCCGATAGTTATGTGGTGAAGATATATGGCAGAAAAAAAGAATACAAAAGATTTACCACCTACATACGTTCTTCCCTCCGAAAACAAGGAGTTACAATCATTCTCCAAAAAGTTTAAGTTCGATATGATGGAGCAGGTTGTAAACACTATTGAGTTTGCTGTGAAGCACGACCTACCATTGATAGAGGTATTTCAATTCAAGAACTCCGATTTTGTTATCACATTATTGGAGAAGGATTATTTAACTAACCTAGATAATATTTTCTCTTTTTTTATGGAAAAAGAAGCCTACGAATATTGTCCTAGAGTAGTTCGGTTATTGGAAACCATAAAAGAAAAGTCCGTAAAAATCAATGATGAAAGCCAAAAACATCGAAATCAACGAAGTTAAGGACACAAGCCCTATTATCCCACAACGCAACAAAATAAAGAATCAACTTTCGATTCACCAAAGACCACTAAATGAAAAACAAAAACAATTTTTGGAACTTGCAACGGACAAAACTACAAAAATTGTATTCGTGTCTGGGCCTGCTGGCACATCTAAAACGTATATGTCAGTATATGCTGCACTTACATTACTCAATCAACGTAGAGTAAGTGACCTTATTTATATTCGTTCAGCAGTAGAATCCTCAGAAGCTAAACTTGGCTTTTTGCCGGGAGAGGCGGATGAAAAAATGGCGCCATATTTGGCACCTTTGTTGGACAAACTTTTAGAGTTACTCCCAAAAGGTGATATAGATACTCTCAAAAAAGAAGATAGGATTTCATCTATACCAGTAGGATTTTTGAGAGGATTAAACTGGAATGCCAAAGTTATAATTTCAGATGAATGTCAGAATATGACATTCAAAGAGTTATTCACACTAATTACCAGAACAGGTGAATTCAGTAAAATGTTCATCTGCGGCGACCCAGACCAATCAGACATCAATGGCAAGAGTGGATTTCTCAAAATGATCTCTTATTTTGATGATGAAGAGTCAAAGGCCAACGGAATTCAAGTATTTAGATTCACCGAAGACGACATTGTAAGAAGTGGATTAGTCCAATTCATTATCAAAAAAGTCAAAAAAACGTTTTAGGGGTCTATTTATAGGTTATACATTTTATGGCCAATAATGAGAGAGTATCACAACTGGTAGAGTTGTTTGCAACGGATTTACAACCCGACGATGTTGTTCTTGCAACAGACACCAGCCAAAAAGAATCTAAAAAGATAGAAATAGGTCAACTATTACTATATTTTGAGAATAGCGGTAGTTATCTTTTATATCACGCTCTTACATCATTGACAGCCTCCTATGTAGCTGGGAGTGGTGTAGATGGCGCCGTGGCGGTTGCCAGTAGCGCCACAAGGTCTATATCATCAAGTTACTCAGATAGGTCTGTATCAAGTTCATATGCTTCGAGCACATCTTTTGCAGCATTTGCTGCAAATTCATACACATCCACAACTAATGCTGATACAGCTTCTTTTCTAAAATATACAGGTGGTCCAAATGGAACATCTTCATATGCTGTCAATTCTTTTGTTTCTGATATTGCTTTGACAGCCAGTTATTTATTGTGGGTAGGTGGTGGATTTATAAATGGAACTTCTTCATATGCTCTGACAAGTTCAATATCAACCATTTCAAGTTTTGCATCCCAATCGTTTAGTTCAAGTTATTCTATTTGGGCTGATCAATCATTCAGTTCGTCTTGGGCGACTTCATCAATTATTTCAATTTTTTCAACATCTTCTAGTTATTCTTCTGGGTCTGACTTTTCAACATCATCAAGTTTTGCTAGTCAGTCATTAACAGCTAGTTATTTTTATGGATATTCTGAACCAATTAAGGCGTGGGCGACAATTACATGGAACAATCTTGGAGTAACTTCTCCACAATTACATACAAATTATAATATATTTGCATTCATTTATGCAAATAGAATAATTGATGCAAGCAATACTACATTTTATGATCAGTTTCAAGTATTTTTTGCGTCTCCTTTACAGAATACCAATTATGTATTAATGGGCCAATGTAATAATCCATATGGAAGTTATAAACAATTATCATTTCCAATGATGCATCCCATATATTCTAATAAAACAACAACAGGATTTACTATGTCAATATCTTCAATATCAAGTTCTAACGATTGGTATTCTAGTAGTGCATATGTAAATCCCATGATGACGTTTCAAATATTAGGACTATAAATATGTCAACCGAAGGTAATAAAAGAATTTCACAATTAGTAGAACTTACTGCTGGCCAAATTGATTTATCAGATTGGATGGTTGTAGTTGATATTAATTCTAAAGAATCGAAAAAAGTAAAACTATCAGAATTTACTAATTGGTTTAACAGCAGTGCTAGTTTCTTTTCTGTACACGCAGCGTCATCTGATACATCATCTTGGTCCTATAATATTGTCGGTGGATTAGTTCCATCTTCCAGTGTAGCATCATCTTCCAGTGTAGCATCATTTTCTAATCAATCTGTAAATTCATTATATTCTCAAACATCATCTTTTCTTATGGGTGGAATCAGTTCATCTGTTTCATCGAGTTGGGCAAGTTCTTCTACATTAGCTGTAAATTCTATAACTACTTCATTTCTTTATTATGATGGAGTATCATTCAACGGGTCATCATCTTATGCTATGACCGCACAAAATGTTTTAGCTGAATCAGGTTCTTGGTCGTCGGCTTCATTTAGTTCAAGTTACGCTATTAATTCGGATACGTCATCTATAACTATTTCATCAAGTCACGCTATTAATTCAAATACGTCATCATTTCTTTATTATGATGGATTTACGTTTAATGGAACATCATCTTACGCAATATCTACTTCCATTATAACAAATAATGTTGAACATGCTATTAATGCAGACACTGCATCGTATGTTGAATTGGCAAACACTGCTTCTCTGTCTTATCAATCTAATATAGCTAACACATCATCTGTTGCATATTATTTGAGGTATTCTGGTGGACCAAATGGAACAGCTTCTTATGCTATAAAAGCTGGAACTACGGTTGGTAGAATGAACAATTATGGAATGTACTCTTCTATATCACAATCTATATCAGATTCTACGTTAGATGTGGTTCAAGTTGTGGATAGTTCGGGTAATCAATCTTTAACTTTTATTGATGTGTGGGGTGATGCTACTCTTTATTTTACATCATCCGTTATCAATTATCCAAGTATTTCTCTGTATATTTTTGATAGACAAACCGGTAATAGTGCTATAGTCGATTCATCGAGTATTGCTTTTAATACGAAAGTAGGTGGAACCGGAGAAAGTGGTTCGTTATGTATGTCATTTAGATTAGCATTTCAACAAAAACTCAATGGATATTATCTAATAGGAATAAAAAGTACATCACCATCATTGTTATTAGGAAATAGAAATATTAACTACTCAATTTCAAGTTATAGTGATAATTTATCTGTATATGCAGCCGAATCACCATATGATTTGTATATTAAACCAAATAGTGCAACAGCTACATTTTATATCACGGGGGGATCGGGACCATATACATCTGATATATCGCATTTATTGTTAACAGGTTCAAGTAATATAAGTTCTTTGGATATTTCCAATCAAAGTATAACAACGTGTTCTTATACTTATCATCTTACAACGATGTCGTATTTTAATTGCAGTAATAATTCTTTTTTAACATCATTGGGATATAAAATGCCTGATACGTTATTAACATTATCTTGTGAGAGTTGTAGTATAAATTACATTTATGATTTGTCAAACACACAATTAAAAAGGTTTGTATGTTCAAATAACTTTTTGAACAGTTTACCTAATATGCCATCATCAATGTCATATTTGGATTGTTCATCAAATCCAATTTTAGGACTGCCTTCTATTTTTCCACCATCTATGAGTGTGTTTAAGTGTGATGGTACTCAAATAAATACTATA